AATCCAATCCAGATGCGGTAGTGTTAACACCTGCCGCAAAAGAAGCTTGGCCAGATGCGGTAGTGTTAACACCTTGAGCAAAGGAATAATCACCAGAGGCAACCGTGTCAGCATTTATAGCGAAAGAAGCCATACCAGTTGCGTCTATTCCCAATCCAAGCGCAACAGAACCTGTTCCCGACGCCATGGCATCAACTCCGAACGCGAAGGAATTATCCCCAGACGCTGTGGTTCCTAACCCTGTTTCAAAGCGGATACCACTGCCCTCTGCATGAGAGTATGCACCCGATGCAGTGGCGGAATCACCAATGGCCGTGGAATAATTGCCTGATGATGTCGTGTTGATTCCTCTTTGAACTCTAGCTCCCAGAATAACCAGTGCGCCACCAAAGGTATTGGTCTTGTCATTTGCCGCACCAAGACTTACGCCATCCTGTCCATTCGTCACCACCGCCGCGATGGCTGCGTTGGACATCCATTGTGCCGAGCCGCCGCCTGCTGGGGCGAACGCACCCGACGCAAACGGGACTCCATTGAACGAAGCCTGCCCGTTGGTGTTCATCGAGAATGTGTTTGTGGACACGCCCGGTGCGCTGATGGCCAATGAAACATTGGAAGTCGTGTTGGCAATCTGCGATACCACAACCATGTTGCTTGTTCCGAATGTCACGCCCGTTGAATTGAGCAGGAAGTTATTGCCCGTGGAATTGTTTGTCCGGCTAATTCCTCCTGCGGTAAGAGCGGTCAGGGTTGACCCCGCCCAGATGTTCAGGTTAGTGACGGCTGCGTTGGTGACCAAGGTATTCGCCACGGCGTTCGTGTAGGGAGCAACCGCCGCATTGGCGATGTTGGTGGCATCCAACAATGAGGCGATGGGATGACCTGCGTGAGTGTCGAATGCTTCCTCCGCCACCTCCGCCACCGCCACCGCGCCGACGATATTCGAGCCTTGATAGTTTGTCCCGCCCGCAAAGTTGCCTGAAAGATTCGTGATTAACAAAGTTCCCACCGTCAGATTGCTGAACGATCCGGAGCCGCCGTTGGTGAGGAATTTCGATGTGTCTATATTGTTTGTCCCGCCACCTATCGCCCGCGCGATGGTTGCGGCCTGCGCCGCGCTCACCACACTGTTCGTATTCGCCGGCAATTCCGTCGTGCTGTTGGTTAGACTGTCAGAGAGACCGATGAAGCCCGGCCCCCCTGTGTCGGCTGTGAAATGGTGAGCGTGGATACCAACCGATGTAAAAAGATTTCCTGCTGCCGCTGAAATTCCCCAGTATGTTTCGTTGTTGGCATCCCAAAGCCCCAACGTCTTGATGTCCGCCTCCGAATTATGGCCATTGGTGACACCCGCCAGATACCGCACATCATTCGTGCCGACCTTGGTTGCAAGGTTGTTAGACACCGATTGGCCTAGTGACAATGTTAAATTCGTCCCGTTCGCACCAATAGCCAACGCCAGATTTGTGCTAGACTGCGCGAGGAACAGCGCGAAATTTGTAACCGCCGAGTCGGCGTCAAGCCGCGCCTGATTTGCCGCCGCGATGACCGACAGCAGGTTCGTGCTGACGGTGTTCGTGGCTGCGGTCTGGCTCGCAACCGTCGCCAATGAGGTGATGTTGCTGCCGATGCCCGTGCCGCCAGCATTGATGACACCGGGAAGGTCGGCGGTGTTGGTGTAGGTGACGCCGCTATTCGTTCCGCTGCCAGTCGCCGTTGAGGATACTGTGAAGATTGTAGTGTTGCCGATGACGTTGGTTGTCACCGTCGCATTCGTGCCGGCGGCCACGGCAAAGGCCGGATAATTCGTCCGCACGCTGATTGTGTGGCCGGATATTCCGTTGGTAGTTCCCTCAACGACATTCGTCACCGCGCCCGTCACGATGGCCGACTGGCCAGATGTGAGCGCGTTGGTGTTGCCGGACAAAAATGGATTTCCATTTCCGTCTAGAAGTTCAAAGATATTTGTGATTGAATGCCCGTTTGCGTTCAACGTCGAATCGAGCCGGCCATCGTAAATTCCCATCTTCGCAAACGCGGAAACGCAAAATAAGACAGAGAAAATATAAATCAGTTTTTTCATGGGACTGGCATGTAGGTGAATGTGTAGTTGTTGTTGTCCGGGATCGCTGACAGGACAAATTGAAAACCAGTTTTTGTGATTGTCGAGGTGATGACGTTCGCAAAAATAATTGACGCCGCGCCGGCGGGCAGGTTGACGACAACAAAAACTTGCGACGGCGCGGCATTCCACGTCAGCCCCGCGACGGTGACAATGTTGGCCGCGACGGTGACGCCTCCTCCTGTGACGAGGGGTAAAGTGTTTCCGGTGATGTTCATTGAATCGCCTCCCGTGGTTGATGAGCTGGTGAAAACCGGCGGCAGAATGTTGGCTGGCATTGAGCAAAATGTTTGGACATTGTTGAGGGCATCATAAATTTTCAGTTCAAAATTCAGCGTGACCGGCAGTCCGGGATTGGTCGCAAAAAGTGAGACTATGGACGCGCGGGCGGTGTCCAGATCGAATCGCCAGCCGTTTGTAATCGCCGGGCCGGTTTGCAGGAAAACCGGCGACTGACCGGGCAGGCCGAGCGCGATCTTTGCGGTGTAGCCGCCCTGCGCCACGTCGGAATAATTTCCGGCGCCGTCAACGACGAAAAGGTTCAGCGGAATTGTGTCGCTGCAAACGAGCGTCGGCAGATTCGCGGGCACTGGATTCAGCAACCCGGAAACCACCGAATTGTCCGGCGTCTTGCCATCCTGAATGAAGATTTCGAGCATGTCAGTTTTTAGTTTTCACGCTGTTTTCAAAAAGTCAAGTTGTAAATAATAGGCGCACAATATGGATTATACTTAATCCAGCCACTTCCCGGCAGGACATGTTTCGTTAGGGGCACGTCGCCCCAACCTTCAGATTAACCGACTTGACGATTTGATAAGGTTGAGTGGTCAAAATCGAAATTTCATAACCTTGCCTGCCGTCAGAAAGAAGTGTCGGCGGATTGGTTTGGGTGAACGTCGTGCATGATGTTGACCCGTCCATGTTCGTCGTTAATATTCTTGCGGTTGAGTCCAGAAAACATCTTCGACACTGCGTATAATACATAACTTCCTGGGTAAAATAGTTCGGCGGTGTGCTATTATCATGGTAGGGACGAATTTCGATTGTTGAATCCAAGGAACATGAATCATCGTAATTTATTATTGTGTAAGTAGTCGTAGCGACTGGATTATTTTGAGCAGCAATAGCCGCATCAAGATTTGTTGAGTCATAATATGGCGGGTTGTAACCGTCTCCGGTGTAACCAAAAACCGCGCCGCCGATGTCCGTCACATTGTTATATGTGGTCGTAGCAAGCTGCATGTCAGGCACGGTATCCATAGATGGCGCGGCGGCAATAAGGTCTTGAAGACAACCCGACACATCGGAGGCGGTAAAAGCATTTGAAAACGTAACGTCAACAGTCCATTCCCGATTAATATAAATTGAGCCGTCAGGTGCTGTATACTGGTATTCAACATCCCCTGAATACGTTGTTTCTGTCGCAATTGAGCTTTTCAGGTAATACCCTTGTTCTCCGGGCGCTGGCGGCCAAGGGCCAGAAGGATTTGGAATACCAAACATATCCTGAATACAGGTGTGCGGTGAATCCCCGCCATTGACGTAGTTTGGATTAATAGTATTTGTCCAGGTTTCTCCATTCCAGCTTCTTGAATAAAAAAACCTCTGGGAATAAAAAAACTGGAAAACAGAATTTAGAAGCTCATAAGGCACATCTCCGGCACCTCCGGGCTGGTAGTATCCCGTCCCAACTCTGCTGCACGTCAAATCCGAATAGGTGATCCTTCCGTTTAGACGGTCTTGATTCAGGATAAATCCGATTGATATTAGATTTGTCCCGGCACCGTTACCGTTACCGTGGACTTCTGTATATGAGGTGGCCGTCACCTGGCAAGTCAGATACCTGTTTGATGAAGCCACAAGAGGTGAAAAACCATTCCAAAATGTATAAATATTTCTGTTTCGACTTGGACAATTAGCAACCGTTCCGACGGCAATTCTTTCCCGCCCCTGCGATTCGATCATTTCGCGGCCTTGTGATTCTGAAAATCCATCAAAGGTTATGTTCATGGCGTATATTGTTTTGCCCAAGCGCGTCCGTCGGTATTGATGTCCTGTAAAATTACCGGCATGTTGGTTTCGCTGACTCCGTTCAAGGTGCCGGTGTAATAGACTCCCGTTCCGTTCGTTGGAATTGTCGCAAACACGATGTCGCTTACAAGCCATCGCGGAATAACCAGTTCGTTCTCCGCCGTCCCTCCGGTCGGTGTTGCAACTCGAATCCCATCAAGGTTTCCAGACAATGACGAATAAGTGTAATTTACAGTCACTCCATCAAAAGATGCCGAGGTGATGGAGTGGCGGAGCTTGAATGGCTTTGCTATCACCACGTCAACCGTGTCCACCGTCCGCGTTCCATTCGTGGCGATAGCGATGATTTTGCGGGCAAGAAACCAGTCACCATTAACCGGCAAAGACGTGCTGCTTACTTGATACATGGTGTCACCGATTGCCCCACCCCACTGAATCCAAAAAATGTTCCCGTCCAAAACGCCGGTCACGGGCGGGCCGGGAGAGTAGCCGGTCACGGCGGCGGGCTGCGGCACGTTGTAGTTGACCACCGTCAAAGTAACCGCCGCAGGAACATCCTTCGCCGCCTGATAAATCCCCGGCACGGCTTTGATGACCGTCCCGGAAACCAAGTCTTTGATCCCCGTCGTCACAATCGGATTATCCGGTGAGATTTCAATAAACACGTCCTTCTGAACTGCCTTCGTCGGGTCAAGTTCCCTGTTCGGCTTTTGCCACTTGAACGTGCCGCTTCCGCCGCCCGCATACTCAATGTCAATCGAGCGTTCTGAAATGTGAACGGCGTCCCGCGCGCCTTGCCGCACCTTCATGTTCAAAACCGCCGAACACGTTTGAACGATGTCGTCAAAATTTGACGACTTGAAAATGGACTTGTCCCGGCCGAATCTCTTGATGACCTTGCCCGCCCAAATCAGCGACTTGGATGTTTTACTGGGGTTTGACATATCGAGTTATCCGCTCGTAAATTGGCCCCATCCATTGCTCAACGCTCGAATCCTCCGCGACAATTTCATTTCCGATTGCGCCCACCGCGCCCGTCACCATGCCGCCAATCCAAGATGAGTAGGTCGTCAAAGAAGGAACGGTTTCAAACGACGTTCCGCTGACTGGCGCATCGTTTAAGTAATCAACAAAAAACGTCGAATTGCCAATCATGTAAAATTGTTGCGAATTGATGATTGGAATGTCGCCGACAGTCGGAAATGGAAGTCCAGGCCCCACCAGATAATAATCATGGCGAATCCGGGAAATAACTACTTTCGTAAAAGGGGCGCGGCTGATTTCTCCGCTTTCGGCGACTGTTCGCGGGTCTCCTTTTGCATCTTTGCAAAATCCCGGAAATTTGTAGCTATGCGTCCGATAATCCGACCAGCTATCCGGCACGATGCAATAAACGCGCGTCCACTTCGCCACGCCGCAACCGACATTTTCGAGCGGAGTTTCACGAACCAGCCGGTAGTCGGTCAGCGTCGGGTGAAATGTTCCGAATGCGAGCGGCGAAAAATCCAAGAAATTCTGCATGAAATCCTGACGCGCAATGTAGCGAAGGTTGTTCGTCAGGAGCGCGGTGTCAAACACCGTAGGCCCCGCTTCCTTGGCCGTCGTAAAATCGCCGTCGTCAATTATTTTGAAGCTCATTGCGTTTCTCCGGTGTCAATTTTGATGCCCTGCGCCGAACACGCGGCGGCGAGTTTGGCCATGTCGGTTTGGATTTTTTCCAAGTGCCGCTCTGACTTTCCCGCCGGGTCGCGCTCGCCAGATTTCAGCGCGTCATTGCCGCCGACAAGCCCAAGGTATTTTCCCTCGTGGAGTTTCACGCCTACGGCGTCGCCGGATGCGCGAGATTCTTCAAGAGCATCAAATTCATGCCTCGCCTCCAGCGCGTTTTTTTCGTTGGTGGAAAGTTTTTGATGCGTCGCATTTTTGAAAGCCGCCCGCTTGGCCAAATCCTTCAAATCAAACGCGCCCACGTCGTTTTCCTTGCGGAGAATTTCGGCGCGGATGGACATTTCCCGCTCTTTCAGGGAGTTGTATTTTTCCTGCTCGCTGCGCTGTTTTTCAGCCAGTGATTTTTCTTCGCCCGCCAGTTTTCCTTGAAGCTCGGTTATTTTTTTCCAGTGTTCGATTTTTTTCTGATAAACCGTTTCCGCTTTTGCGGCGTCTTCCTCCTGCTGAATCGCAACGTAAAGGTTGGTGATTTTTTGCCGGCCTCCCATTCCTTCCATCCCGCGCCCACGTTTCCATTCGACATATTTATTGTAAGCCTCCATGTCGCGGTCGTATTGCTGTTTTGATGCCGCAGCCTCATTGCTCAAATTGTCCTTGTGCGCGGCCAGCGCGTCAGCGTCCGCTTTTCTGCGCCGGTCTTTTTCTGTCGTTTCGTGAACTTTTCCATCATCGCCAACTGAAAATTCCTTATTGCTACGAAGACCAAGAAACCCGCCCCACTCTTTTCCTAGTTCCTTGACAGCGCCCAGCGATTGGCCTAGCCAGACTAAAATCTGATTTCCCCACATGGAAATCTCCTCATTAGCCTTGCGGATGTTTTCCAAATCATCCGCCGTAAAAATCGCGGCGTGAGATTCCATTTCCTTGATCGCGTCCGCACCTTGCTGCAAAAATGGCACCATAGCCGCGCCGCCCTTGCCCATCAGGTCAACAGCCATCGCCACGCGCTGCGACGGGTCAGCCATGTCCTTCATTGAGTTTGCAATCTCGGAAATGATTTGCTCATTGTCCTTTCCGGCGATTGTTATTCCCCACTTTGTAAACGCTGACGTTGCCGATTCAACACCGGAACGCGACTCGCCGATTTTCAGATTTAATTTTGTCAGCCCGCTTGTCGCCGCCTCGACGCCGCCATTTATTTCACGCGCGGCAAAAGTGAGCCGCTGAAATGACTCCGCTCCCAGGCCGGTAGTCGCCATACCCGCGTTAATTTCCTTCGCTTTTTCGCCAACCTTGCGAAGAACTTCAACCAGCCCGGCGATGGACAGCGGAGCGGCGAGCATCTTGAACGGTTCTGCAAACAGTGAGCCGATTTCCTTGCCGATGTTTTTTGCCGCGCCAACCATGCCGCGCATTGCCCGGTCAAAGGCTGTCGTTTCTCCACCGAATCTCACAATTACTTCTTCGTTCATGTCAGTTTCTTGCCGCCCGGCGGCGTAAAAGGTTTACCAGCGTCACCCGCTGATTCCGCAAGGTGTTGTGAGCGTTGCGGATTTTGTCACTCGGATTGATCGGAGTATATTCCCGGTCGTTGTCCACACGGATGCAGGTCAAATACTGATACAACCGGCGAAATGGCGTCCGCAATATCTTTTCTTCCGGCCAGCCATAGGTCGAGGCGATACGGTTGACGTAGTGCGCTGCGAATCCGGCGAACGGCGGCGCGGATGTCCCGCCGCTGCTGGCCGGCCGGTCTTGAAACGTCGCCTCGAAATAGCGCGCCATGCGTTCGCGGACGGCGAGATAAGTGGGCAGGCATTTTTCATCCCGCAGAAAATCAAACTGCCGGCACGCGCGGGCGAATTTCCAGCGGCGATAAAAGCGCCACGGATTTTTGAGCCGATACCACGGCGAGAGAATAAACAGGTCGCGGGCAAGCTGCGTCGGATGCGGAAAGCCGCCGGCCAGAATTACAGAGTCCAGCCCGTCGAGGATGATGAAATCTTCCGGCGCCATCTGCCGGATGACCACGCCCGGACATATGACCGTCAGCGGGTCAATAAACGCCGCGTCCCGCAGTTGATTTTCCTTTTCAACCGCGTCCGCGTAACCGGGTATGTCGTTACGGTTCATCGCAAAATTAAGTCACCGTGAACCAGCCGAAACCAGTCCACGGTGAGAGTTGCCGCGACGGTCAATTATGCCGTGGTGACAGTCACGCTGTTTGTAATCGCCACCATGAATGAGATGGGAATCTTGGACTCGCCCGCCTTGGTCATAGTCTTGCCGACTTGCGTGATGTAGCACGCATTGGAATCAGCATCGGTGAACGTCAGGCCAATCGTCGGGATCGGCGTGTTGGCCGCGCTGAATTGCAGCGTCGCGCTTCCGGTCGTGCCGCCCTGAATGACCTTGCGCCCCGTCAGAATGTCGAGGCTGTTGGTGCGTTCAACGCTCTTGGTTGACGTGTCGAATTTGTAATCGTCGGTCGCGTAAGTGTAACCGTTGGAAAGCGTCAAGTCCTGGCTTCCCGCCACTACCGCGCCGTCGTTGATGATTTTTGCCATGATGTTTTTCTCCTTTTTTATGGGGTTAAGCAGACATTCCCAGCACGAGGACGTTGACCGCCGCAGTGTCGGCCTTCGCGTAAATCGTCGCCGTTTCCGGCGCGAGGATGATGAAGCCGCCCGCCACAATCTTTTGCGGAAACTTGTCAAACGTGCTGGCCGCATCAATCTGAACGAAGTTGGTTGCGTCCAAATTTTTGATGAACAGATATTGCGGCGTACCCACGTCGCCGAGCAACAGCGTTTCCTGCGTGATGCCGATGTTTTGGATGTTTTCAATCGTGGCGTTGCCCGATTGCGTTGCCTGCGCCGCGCCGCTGGCGGAGACCGCCGCGCCGTTTTTGCTGACGGAAACCGCCGCGCTTAATTGGATTTCGTTTGCCATAATTTATTTGTGTTGTGATTTATGTTTGCGGGAAATTTTCGGGGCGGATGAACAGCCATGTTTCCCATGCCATGATTGTTACGTCGTGAATGTCATCTTGAGAAAATGAGAGGGACGTGGAATTTTCCAGCAACCGCCCGACCGAATGAAATTTCAGCTTCGCGGAAATCGCCTCGGTATCCTGCATCAGCCAGCGGCAGAGGCCGACGAATTGCGCGTGATCAAGGTCGCTGGCGTCTTTTCGTTTGGTGACAACCTTCAAATAAGTTGTGCCGCGAAATTCATCAAGCCATTTTGTTTTTGTGGCCTGCACCATCGTGAAATGTTCCTGCAAGAATCCGCTTCCGACAAATTTAACCTCCACGCGCGGCGTTCCAAGCAGCCCCGTGCCCTGCTGTTTCGCCGGATCATTGATGCCGTTTGCAATGAGCCACGCGGCCAGCCCCATTGCGAAATGGTATTCAAAAGCATAAATTTGAGAATTATTAGCGCTCATGCGTCAACCTTCAAGCGTTGGCTTTTGGCGATTTTCAAACCGCGTTTCCAGTCGGCGTTGTGATCGGACAAAATTCCTTTGATGAGCCGGCCGAGCGCCTGCCCTCGGATGCGAACGGCGTCGGAAATGATTCGCGCGTCGTCTCCGACACCAGGGGCGAAACTAACCGCCATGAATCCAGGATGCGACGGGCTGGAAAGTGTCTCGATGAATTTCCCTTTCGGCGTAGGGATGTGCCGCAGAATCCAGCGCGGGACTTCTGCGGAAACGTGCATCGCCCGCGAGAGGCCGATCAAGGCTTCCGACCATGCCGCCTTGCGCCGGCCAACGCGCGCCTTGATTTTGTCCGCGTAGGCTTTGAAATCTTCATGGGTGACGACGTAGGGCGAATACCACGCCGACGTGCCGCGCTGGCCTTTGGATTTCAGATTGGCCGTGCGTCCGCGTGCGTTGCGGTTGGCCGCGTGAAAACCGGCCATGCCCGCGCCCGTGCCGTCCAGCCGGTCAAATTGAGCGTGGACTTTTTCGCCCTGCTTGTTTTCAAACCAGAAATCCAAATTGGAAACCCCGTGCGCGCTGCCGATTTCGTCCAAGAAATCCTGCTCAACCGGCGTGAAAATCTTTTTCAGGTCGCGGTCAATAGCAAGCTCACCCTGCGCCCGCGCGTCGCCGCCCATGCCGCTTTGAACCGTGTTGCCGCTGTCCAGTATTCGTGTCGTCGTCGGCGGCGTGATCTTGATGATTTGTTTCATCAGCAACCGACCTTGAAAGCCAAACGCCCGCTGCAATTCGCTTTCCTTGCCCTTCGAGTAAAGAGCATCGGCAAGCTGATTCAGCCGGTCATTGAGCGGCGTCACGTCTATGGTCGTTATCTCGGTCACAAAATCAAATGCTCTGGTTCATCCCGAAATGAACACAAATTCCATCCTGTGAAAACCAGCGCGAACCGACTTGGCACGGTATCCATGCCGCCCGCGCCGGTTCAAAAGTCTCCGCCGTGTCCCGCACCGCCGGAATAGTCACTTTAGCCACGGTGAACGCGCTCACCGCGAACATGATTTCAAAATCAAACCGCTGCAAAAATCCGGCGTCTTCCATCGCCTGCGTGTCGCGCATCGGCACGCGCGAGCCGGTCAGCACCGCCCCGCCGGCTCCGCCAATCCGCAACTGCGCCGGAATTTCACCGATCACCGCCGCCACGTCGGCGTTAAAAATATCTGTCAGCACGCTCATTCAACAAAAACCGCCGCCACCCTTTCGGACGGCGGCGGGCCATTATGAATAACCACCCCGAATCAGTAATCCAAACGCTTCCGGCTCAAAACCGCCTTGACCGGCGTGATTGCGTTCGTGTCCGCGCTCGCCCAAGATGAAATTTTTACCTTGTAAGCGCCATCAAACCAAGCCGCCGGCAGATTCGTGCCAACATCATTTGTCGCGCCCGCGCTGGTCGCAAAAGAAAACGTGCCGACTGTGTAGAAGTTGGTGTTGTCAATCGTAGCCTGTGCAGTGAACGTCTGTGCGGCAACAGATGATGCCCCAGCCGAATACCACGACGCCTCAAACGCCATGCCGTCGCCAGGATTCACAATCATGGTCGCGGCGGTCAAATTGCTCGTCGCGCTGGCCGCGATGGTCGCCGGCAATGTTAGGTTGGTGTAAACATTCGGCACAAGCCACGTCTGCTGCGCCTGCGCGCCGATGACAAGTGCCGTGAAAACTGCGAGTGATGCGATGATTTTTTTCATGGTCATAAAATTATGCGCCGGGTTGGGTGAACTGCGTCAGCACCGCCTGGTCGAAGCGGCCGTTGCCAACAAAACCGGATTTTTCCACGCTAAACAACGCTTCGTTGTTTTTGAATTCGTGGTCGCTGCCTTCCGCGAGAACCTTCATGGTCAGGCCGTAACCGACCGGCAGAGAATCATTCTCGCCGAAGGTGGATTCGTTGGCCGAGTTCGGCGTCAGCGCTTCCACCTGCCGGATGAGCGTCTTGAACGCGCCGTCCGTGCGAAAGAGCGCGAACTTATCCGTCCACGTCAAACGCGGATTGCTGATGACGGTGAAAGTCGGGCGACCTTCCGACGGTGTAACGCTGAACTGCAATGGATTGCTGTAACCCAAAGCCAGAAAAGCCGAATTGATCGCCGCGTTTGCAGAACCGGAGAGCGAGGGCGGCACCATGATGATGAACTCACGGGCGAACTCGTTGAGCGGTTGGCTCTGGTCGTCTTTGAAAGCGTAGAGAGCGGATAGCGCGTTCTGAATCGCGAGCGAGAAGGCCGCCGGGCTGGGATTCGTCGGCGTGCCGGTGCCAGTTACCTTGCCGAGCGTGCCGGCGGCATTCGAAAGGTTGAACGTCAAAGAGTTGCTCAACGCGACCGAGCCGATGGTATGAGTCGCGGAGAAAAGCGGTTGAGCATCGTAACAGGCGACGGTGACATTGCCGCCGCCGGGAATCGTGATGGTCGTCGAAGTGCCGCCGTCAATCAGCGCGGAGAGCAAGAGTGCGTCATGCGAGAGCGCACGTTGCGCGAGTTCACCGATGCGCGCCGCCACTTGGCCGGTCTTGTCGCGCCGGCGGTCTTTGTTTTTGATGGCGAGAGTCGCTTCAAAATCACGATTGCCGATTTTCACCGATTGCTCGATGAAGCTCTTGGCCAGCTTGCCGCCAACCCACTCGCGCATCTGCGGCACCATGCCGAGGCCGGCATAGGTTTCCGTGTCCTGGTTGGACTCGAACGTGTTGGCGATCTTGTTGATCCAAGTCTGCCCGGAGTATTGTTCGAGCGATTGAAAGAACATCCCAATGATGCCCCTTACGCCGATGGTGTCGAATTGCTGCGCTTGATTTGCCATATTTTTTTGGTGTTAAATTTCGGTTAGGAAGCGGACTGAACGGTGATGTCGAAAGCGACCTGAACGACGCCGGTGGAAACCCAGCGGATGACCCGGCCAATCAGCGTCGCGCTATTGGCGTTGGTGAATTGGAAAGTGTTGCTGTCGAGCGCATAAACGGTTTTGTTGATGTCCGTGACGGCGGCGCCGGTGATGGCAAGCGTGGCGATGCCCTTGCGGACAAGCGGAATGCTTTTCGCGCCGTCGGTCGCAACGTCGTTGTTGACGTGCTGCTCGGCAAAGCCGGCGAACAAGTCGCCGGCCACAAGCTGCCGGGCGTAGCCGGAGGTCAGGCCGACCGCCGCGCCTTTGAAAATTTCGGTGCTGGCCTTGACGGGCGCAGAATTGAGGAAGGAGTCAACTTCCATCACGACGAGAGAATTTGCTGTGAGTGCCATATTTTTTGATTATTTGCTGACGTTGATTTTGACCGCGCCGGAGTTGAACGCTTTGGAATAAGCGGCGAACGCTTTGGCGCTCGGAAATTCTTTGCGGATGTTTTCGTCGGCCTTGAACGCTTCATCGAACTTGCCGGCCTTGACCAGCGCGGCGGTATCGGATGCTTCCGGCGCGGCGGGCGCGGGCGCGGGCTTCACCGGCTGCGTGCCGGTCGCGGCCATCGCTTCGAGAACGGTCTTGCTGGCGGACGCACCCAAAACTTTCTTGCCCTCCTCGCTGCCAATCCATTTGCCGATTTCAGCGGCAATCATCGGCGCGAGCGATTCAGCGGTGACGGCGGCGGGAGCGGCGGCTGCCTGCGCCTTTTTCTTGGCCTCGTCGTCCTCCTTTTTCTCGTCGTCTTTGTCTTCCTTGACTTTTTCCTTCAAGGTGGTGTTTTCGGCGGAGATGGCGAGCAGCTTGGCGGAAAATTCGGATTCGTCTTTCGCGCCCACGGCGGCAAGCATTTCAGGAGTGATTTTGAGAACAGCCATAAAATTTATTTGCGTTGTGTTTTTTCCATTACTGCTTTCAGTGACGCAACAATTGTTTGTTGCCGGAAATTTTGCAAGACAAACGATTACGCAACTTTGCGTTTCACGCGAAGACAAGTTTTTTTGAAAGCGACTCCATGCGGCGAAGAATTTCCGACATGGCAAATTGATTTGGATAATGCTCACCGACTTCCCATGCCTGATAACTGCGAAGATTTACGCCGAGTTTGTCGGCGGCTTCCTTTTGGAAAAGTTCCAAACCGTTGCGCCAATCGCGCAGAGTTTTTGAAAATTCTGCTTTAGCCATTTTTCAAAACGTCATCGAGCGTTGAGATTTCATCGGCGAGTCCGGCGTCAATCGCCTTCTGTCCAATCCACACCTGGCCGGTGCAAACTTTATTGATGTCAACCGCCTTGCGACCGCGTGCGACGGCGGCTTCAAACATGTCGTGATAGGTCATCGCCTGTTCCAACACGCTCGCATATTGGTCGGTGAAGTGCATCTTTGACGGGTCGCCCGCCTGCTTCAAGTTGCCGGTGACAAATTCGTTGATGTCCGTTCCTTCGTTTCGTAAAGCGCGGTCAGAACTTTCGGCTCGGAGAATGACGCTGATCGAGCCGAGCATCGAATCGCGCCCGGTGTAAATGTAATCCGTCTGGCTCGCCAGCAGATAAGCGAGCGAGCAGCATTGTCCCTGAACCACCGACAAGACGGGAATGTCCAGATCGCGCAGCGAAAAGATTTTGTCCGCCACTTCAAAGCCGAGCGACACCGAACCGCCAGGCGAGTCGAATAGAAAAACAATTTTCTCCGGGTCTTTGGAAAGAGCCTCGTCAATGGATTCAAGAATCCCGGTTGACGACGTGAGATTGCTGACCTGCGAAAACCAGTTGGCGCGCGGGATGATTGGCCCCAGCACGGAAATGACGGCGGTGTTTCCGCGCATTTTCAAATGGTCGCTTTCCAATTCCTGCGGGTCGGCCGGGTTGCCAGCCGCCTTGACATAATTTGAAACGAGTCCGTTTTCCTGCGCCTCGACGATTCCGCAAATCAAGTCCATGCCGGATTTTGAAATCGCCATCGGCTGTCCGTAAATCGCGGCGCGGACGCGCGGATAAGATTTGGAATTTTCTTTTTTCATGCGTCTTTGGGATTGGAAACCACCTGCAATTCCGGGTTGCCGTTCGGCGTGGTGAGCCGGATTTCTTCGAGCGCGACGCCATATTTTTTGCACATAGCTTGGCGGAAAGCCGCCTCTTGCGCGAGGCGTTCAGTCTGCTCCTCGAAATCTTTGTCATCGTCGGCGAACCAATCCGACGCCGTGGACAGACCGGCGATGTTTTCAGCCACGCCGGACTTTGAATCGCGGCCGAGGTCAATCGTGATGCTCTTCGGCCGTGGAGTTTTGAACTTGAACCAGTTCGCGTCAAACGGCAAGCGGCCTTCGGCGATTTCTTGCGTGATCCACGCGCCGACAACCGGCCTGAACCACATTGGCTCAAGGATGTTAGTCAGGAACGCCATGAACACTCGGTTGGCTTGGTTGATTTCAAACCGCACCGCCGGCCCGCCAAGGCCGGCCATGTTCCACACGACGCCAAACGGCAGGTCAAGGCCGGCGGCGATTTCCCGCACAAGCCAGTTCATTAGGTTGAACCAGCCGTCGCTTGGCCGGTCGGACTGCATCACCTTCGCATCTTCCGACGGCAGTCCATAAACGTCGGCCAATTCGCCAAGCGGCGAAACCGTTCCGTTCGGTGAATCGTTGCGCGATGATTCGGGATTGTCGCCGAACAGGTTCACGCCCGGCCCGCCCGCGCCGCCGGAAACTGTTTTCCAGAAAATTCCCCAGCGGCTCATTTTCTTCGCGGACAACCTTTCGCTCGTCGTCACTTCCTTCAAATCACGAATCGCGTTCAACACCGCGTGATAATGCGACGGAGCGCCATACACGTCGAAGCGGTCGGAATCGTAAACTTGAACCAACTGCTCGAAAGGAATTTCCTGCGGGTTTTGGAACTGCCCGTAAAAAGTGCGATCCCAAACCTTGGCGAACTTGGGCCGGCCATTGCCGTCAATGCCGATGCCCGCGAACAGGTCAGGGCGGTCGGCGTTGAAAATTCCGTCGCTGCTCACGCGGTCGGATTCAATCATCGCCAGTTGCAAAAATCCGTTGCGCCGATCAAGCTGGCCGAAAATCCGCCCGTCATTTATCGCGCGGACAACGACGTTTTTTGTAATTTTCGGGAACGTCAACCGCCCGCTTCGATCACACATGTTCATCCACGAAAGCCAGGCCTGCTCGTAAATCCGATCAATCGCCGGGTCGCCCGTGTGCCACTTCATGCGGCACGAACTGACAATGTGGTTCGCGTAGGAGCGGTTTATTTTGCGGACGATTCCGAAATTCTGTTCAAGGTTGCGCGCCTCGGAAAGTTGCGATTCGCGGACGCCAAAATTCAAACCCCAATCCACGGACTCCGTTGCGCGCCCCGGACGGCTTCTCATGCGGTCGTTCTCGCCGCCTTCCCAGCGTTGCGAGCTTGCGGTGAAGCCCGACTTCACGCCGCCCGCGAAACTGCCCAGCACTGCGCCGACGCGCTCCAATGCGCGGGCGGAAAGTTTTGTCGGCGTGCCGAATGAAGGCCGGTCGGGGCGAGGTTTCTGAATCATTCCACTCATACGATTCCAGTATAGACCGTGCGCCGGAGCCCGCCGGAGTTGACTTTCAAAGCGTATGCCAATTCCGCAACCATTTCAGAAACTTCGGCGAGGTTTGCGCGGGTGAATGAACGGCCGGCGAGTGAGTAAGCCTGATTGCCGGCGGCGATTGTAGTGAGACACGCCTGCCATTGCGCGAGCATCGTGGTCAGTGTCGCCACGTCAAGCGCAAGAAATTTGCCAACGATGCCGTAACTTCTCGCCATTTGCCGCAACCGTTAAACGGAGCGGCGCAAAATGTCAAGCACCGATTGGACATGCCATGTCCAAGGGGTTAGACATTTGATGTCCTAGCGACGGCCAAAAAGAAGAAACCCGCCAAATATTTTTTCTTATCACGCATAGATGTATTCTGGTATTTCAAATTTAAGCTTGAGCAGCCGGCTCGTCCGCGCCCGGATATAGCCGGATTTTGGATGCTGCAAAACCAGACCTTCGCCGCCGCGCGCCAGAATTTCCTGAACCATTTCGGCGAGCTGGCGGTTGGATGTGATTTTTGTGATACGCGGAAATTTGGCGTTTTTCAGAACGAATCCCTTTTTTGGAACAACTGTCTGCGCTCGTAAAACCCGCCTGAAATAATTGCCTTCAAAGTTTGGCGCGTCGTAAATTGCAAACTTCGCCGTCGCTGGAAAACGGCCAAAATTCACCGCGTCCGTTGCCGCCCGGTCGTTGAGTTCGCCGGGGATGAAAACGCCGCCGTCCAAGTGGCAGTCGGGAAGCCCGGACTTGAACCAGTCCGGCGCGTCAATGATGTGGCCGCCGCGAGTCCAGAATTGTTTTCCGTCCCAATACGCGCGACAATCCCAGAGTTTGGAGCTGGCATACCACCCAACAACATCATGCCAGTCCCAAGAATTGCCAAGCATCATGTCTTTTTCGGAGATCATTTCGAGCCTTTGGGTTTGTGGAGTTTTCCGTTGCGGCGGGCTGCGGCGCGCTTCGCCGCCGAGGTTGACTTTCCGCCAATCTTACCGCCGCGCCGTCCGAGTATTTGAGCCGCTTTGTTCATCTGCCCAAAACATAACCCAAAGCGGTTTGGATTGTAAGAATTATTTTGTCAGCCCGTTAACGCCCGCCAGAACCAACTGCATCAATTCGCAGTCCGCGTCATCATGCCGCCCACGTTCCACCCATTCCCGTTTGACGATGCGGCCTTCCGCGTCCAGCACGTCACGCCGCTCGGTGCAAGAAAGTTGTTTGACGTATTCGGCGGAAACATTTTTGGGAATTTCCCAGCGGGGGCCAATGCCTTTGATGCGCCGGAAATAAAGTTCTGTTTTGTAGTGCGGATTTGACCACATGAATTTGTAAATTGGCCGCTGCTTCCCGGAGCGGCCTTCGTTCGCGTTTATCAAAACCGCCTTCCACGCCGTTTTGATTGCAACTTTGTTGTTGGTCTTCGTGTTGTCGAAAATCCAGCTTGTGAAATCTTCCGCGTCATCGCCATTCAACGGACGCCAGCCGTTCCAAATGTGATTCGTTCCGCCGGTCTTGTCAGGAATCCACGCGCCATATTTCAGACACTCAACAAAAACATCGGCAGGCTTGTGGGCGCAGTCCACGCCAACGCCGGCGTCCATCACTTTTTTCGCCAGTTGGAACGCGCGGATTTCATCCAGCGTCGCCAGCTTCCCAGTTTCCACCGTTCGCTTTTCTCCGCCCCGGTTGAAAATGGAATAGTTATACACCACAAATCCGTGCTGAATGTCACAGGTGATTTGACGCGCACATTTTATTTCCGACGGCCATTCCTCGCCGATGGAATACTCCCCGCAACATTTCACGATGTCGCCCGTCTCCGGCTTCTCGCCACGGTCTTCCCAAGGCTCGCCCAAAGTTTCGGTGACAAAAACTTTCATCGGCAGAATGTTTCCGTGCCGCATCGCCACTGACGCGCGTAGAAACTTCATCACGATGTTCGCCCACGAGCAACCGCTGAACGGCATGTATGCTTCCCAACAATGGACGGAAATATCGTCAGGCCCCGCCATCGGATTTGTCTGCTCAAATTTCACGTCGCGGATGAGCGATATTTTTTCCGACTCCGCGAAACTTTTTTTGCAGTGTTCGCACTCGTAACGAATCGTCGGCGTCAGCCTGGCGAAATCATAAACGTCATCACTCGGATGCGTCGTCGCGTTGTCGTCCCAAATAAATCCGCCCGCCTCGCGCCGCGCCGGGTAAAGCGGCGACTCGTTCCGGCCAAAACGGAATGTCTGCTTGTGCTGGCACGCCGGGCATTTCCAAAAACCAAGATGCCGCGTGCCGCGCTCGAATGACGGCCACGGCTCTTGCGTCATCTCGCCGGCCGATGAAAAAAGGATGCGCCGATAATTCGTGATCGTCTTGAAACGGTTGTCAATCTGTTCCATCGCGCCCGGCGGATAATTTCGGCACTCGTCGCAAAGCACTTCGGAAATCGTCTTGCCCTCTCGGTTCGACCTGGACTCCGCGCCCATCACCCGCAGATTCATAAACCCGAACTGAATCAGGGTGTTGTTTTTCTTCGCCCGGTCGGCCGGCAGCAGCCCGACCACCGGGCCGCAATCTTCCAGCGCCGGCAGAATCTTCGTCTTGTAATCGTGTTTTGCGTTGATGCCGGTGTCGGTATACCAGCCGACCGACGACGGGCGGTTGACGATCTTCCAACATAGATACGCCAGCACGGTCACGGTCTTGCCGACCTGCGCCGACAACATTTCCGTGAACCGTTTCAACCTGGGGTTGTGGCAGAGATTTTCGAGGACGAATTTCGCCAGCGGGAAAAGCTCAAAATCGAAATTTTTCAGCTCAGAATCCGCCGGCAACTCGACATTTTCGGAAATCCATTTCCACGCCGGGTCGTCGCTGACCGGCTGCCACGCCGCGCAGATTTCCTTTTCCTGCTGGTTCACGCGGAAATTTCTTTCGAGCACGCCGGGCAGACAACCTTACCCCACTCGCCCGCAAATAGCTCCTTCATCGCCGCCCGGTTGTGTTTCGCGTGGATTTCTTTCAGCGCGGTGATCTGGTCGGCAGTAAAATTCAACCGCATCGCCGCCTCGACCGCCACGGCATTCTCACTCGTCGCCAGCTTCGTTTTGCAAGCGATGACATTCCTCGTCCACGCCTGCCGGATTTTTTCAATCGGCCAAACCAACTTTTCCCGCTCGCGAAGTTTTTGCTCCTTCAACATCCGGTTCGCCCGAATGTCTTTCGCCCGTTCCAGATAATAATCCGGCGCATCGTTTTTTGCGGCGG